GTTAATGGTAATGTTCAAAGGTCTGTAGGCGAGCAACTACAGAAACAGTTTGATTTCTTTGAACAGTCAAGTGCTGCTACAGGACAAGACTATAAGTTTACACAACGCATTGAAATATTAGACGGCGGCAACGGCGCTAATACTCCAGCTGTGTTAGAAACATGGGAAATATACGGTTGCTATTTAACAAGTGTTGACTACGGTCAGATGAGTTACTCAGCAAATGATCCAATGACAGTAGCTCTTAATATTCAATACGACAATGCTGTACAACTTAATGTTGGTGTTGGAACGCCTAATAACTTCCAAGATCGAAATAGTGAAACAGGCACAGGTGCTACAGGCGCTGCCGCTCTTTAATAACATTTAAGAGATTGCTTGACTTCTAAGGAGCCCAATGGGCTCCTTATTTGTTATGTGCGCTGTTTAAATATAAGATAAATACATTATGCCGTTAAATAGAAACTTTGATAACTTTAGCAATTTTGATACCAACAAAGGTATAATGGGTGACTTCACTCATGCTGCAAACTTGTATAGACGTAATAACTTTAGACTAGCACCTAAAGTTAAATTCTTATACCATGTTGTAATAGATGTAAATCCAATAGCTTTACAATCACTTGGAAACAATGTTAGTAACTTATTAAACAAACGAGAGTTTAATATATTAGCATCTGCCGCAGATTTACCAACGTATACTGTTAATACTGATACCTTAAATCAATACAATAGAAAAAAAGTAATTCAAACAAGAATAAACTATAATCCTTGTAATATTGAGTTTCATGACGATGCAGCAGGCTTAACAACTCTTTTGTGGGAAGCCTATTACAGATATTATTATGAAGATGGTAACTATGCTGATCAAGGAACTCGTCCACGTGCATATCAAACTGGATTATACGATAGCGAGCCACAAAATACTTATAGGCATGGTTTTAACAGAGCAAACAAAACTTATCCGTTTTTTAATAGTATAACTATACACCAACTTCATCATCAAAATGCTGATAGTCATTTTACTAGCTTTACACTTGTTAATCCTCTTATAGGTGAATGGCAACATGACAGAGTAGATCAAACAGATGGCAGCGGCTTGATGAAGAACACTATGCGTGTTGATTATGAAACTGTTTTATATGATAGAGGATATACAGGCGAAGATCAGCCAGCAGGTTTTGCAGATAATGCACACTATGATAGATCGCCAAGTCCATATAGTAGTACAGGCTCAAGTGAAAATAATACAACCGGCGTAGACGAAGGATGGACAAAGGTATTTACTGATATATTTTTAGAAGCAATAGGAATAACTGATTTTAATAGTGAACAACAGCGTAATCTAAGATCAACATTTACAACCCAGCCGGTTACAACAAATAATAGAGTTCCGTTTAACAACAGTACTTTTTTTCCAACAAACTCAACCCAAACAGCTATAACTACAGCATTTCTTGATGCAGCATTAGAGTCATCAATATCTCAAAGAGAGTTAAGAAATAATACTATTAAGCAAAGAGATTTGGCCAAAAGCGCACTTCGAAACTATTCAATAGCACAAGGCTCGTCAAACTCGTTTAATGATAACGGACAGTTATTTAATAACTTAACTGCAACCCAGCAATCTCAACTACAACAGGCAGTAGTTGATAACTATAGAGTAGATCCAACATTACAAGGTGCAGCATTTACTAGCATTCTTAAAGATATTATAGGTGGCTAAATGAGTAGTATAACTGATAAAAGTATTAACAAATCAACTGACAGTGCAACAGAAGTAAAATCATTTTTTGATAGATACTTTTCAAAATCAATATCGATTACAAGTAACGAAGTTGATAGTGTATTAGGATTTTTTAAAAAAAGAAAGTTCGAAGAAAGTGCAGCTATTGCTATAACTACAGTACTATTACAACAAGCTAAATCTGAAAATAAAAACATATTTGAATTATTAGATAGTTTAAAAGGATTGGATGAAGTAAAACTTAGTCAACTAGTAGCTGCTATTTTAAATAATAACAGAAGCAAAGTAAGTGCTCTTGGCTATACATCTGACTACCAAGTTGTAACATACGAAAATAGAAACGTTATATTATAATGTCACGCTTTGCACAAGGCAAATATACGTTAAAGAATCCTGAAAAATATATAGGCGGCAGAACTCCTACTTATAGAAGTAGTTGGGAGTTTGCCTTTATGCGCATGTGTGATACAAATGAAAACATAACAAAATGGGCTAGTGAAGCAGTTCGTATTCCTTATAGAAATCCATTAAGCGGAAAGCACACCATTTATGTTCCAGATTTTTTTATAGTATATAACGATCGTACAGGTAAACAGCATGTTGAACTTATTGAAGTTAAGCCAGCAAATCATACATTTAAAGAACAACTAGGTAACAGCAAAGTAAACAAGTTACACTATGTTGTTAATCAAGCTAAGTGGGCAGCAGCTAAAGGTTACTGTAAACAAAAAGGAATGATATTTAGAGTTGTAAATGAAGGTGATATTTTCCATCAAGGTAAACGAAAATAAGATAAATAATAGTAGCATATAATGGAAAACTATTATGACAAAAAAACTTGAAGAAATGTTAAACCTTCCGGACAACGAAGATATTAAACAACAAGCACAAGAACAGGCAGTTGTTGCACAAGAAGAAACTTTTAGAGATATTGCAGAGTTTGACAAGATTGCAAGTGCGTTGCCGGCTGTCAAAGGACTTGGACAAAAAGCAGACGACGAACTCGAAGATATTGCATCACGTGCATTAGAAGCATACGATGATTTAATGGACTTGGGTATGAATGTTGAATCACGTTATGCTAGTAGAGTTTTTGAAGTGGCAGGTGGAATGCTCAAAACATCATTAGATGCTAAAGTTGCTAAAATGGACAAGAAACTAAAAATGATTGACCTACAACTTAAAAAAGAAAAAATGGACAGAGACAGCAGCCCGGGCGACGGCGCCATAGTCAACGGTGAAGGTTATGTTGTCTCTGATCGAAATAGTCTTTTAGAGAAACTAAAAGGCATGAAAAATGATAAATAGTAACATAAAGTAGGAATACAATAATGAAAAACTTTGCTGATTATTTAACCGAGAGTAAAAAAACATACGAGTTTAAGATCGGTGTAGCTGGTGAGCTGCCTGAAAACTTTGAGGATATGCTCGAAACCAGTTTACAAAAATACGGATGCTCTCAAATTGCAGCTGGTAAAAAAACACCAATACAAGAGCGTCCATTAGATTTTCCACAGTTAGAAAATTGCGAAGCTACATACTTTGAAATAAGTTGTGCATACCCAACAACAGTACAAGTGCTTCAAGAGTACATCGGACAATGTTGCGGTGTTGAACAAAGTCATATTATTGTACGTAATCCAAATGAGCAGCAAGAGTTGTACCAAGAAGAAACTTCTTCGGATGTATATGTTGCAAAGTTAACAGTTGAAGACATGGGTGGCGAAAGCGCACAAGAATCAGTTGGCGAAGATAGAGTAATGAACCTGCTGAAAGAACTAGAGACAGCTCGTAAAGAACAGTCAGGAGACTAATATGAAAAAAGTAAACGAAGCTAATATGAACATTAGTGTAAATGGCGAAAGTGCATCAGAAGTATCAGAACTACTGCGCATTATGCAACTAGCAGGTTCTGATGCAAAAGAAGTTGATATTGATGATATTAATCAAAAAATGTTACCAAGTCCAGAAGATGACGGCCCGTGTGATGTATGTGGAGGCGATCATGGTCCTTCAGATCTTATGGCAGGCTGCGGTGGCAAGTCGCCAAGTGAAGAAATGGCAGACACTATTAGAGTGATTTCAAAAGAAGATGAAGATTACGATGGTGGTTTTGGAGACGCAACTACAGCACCAGATGACGAATACATGAGATCAAATGCAGGCGATGTAAGTGCTATGATTCCAAGCGGTGATGATTTACACAAAGGAAAAGGATCACACCCAGCTACAGCAGGTGGCGACAATCCAATGAATACAACAAAAGAAAGTATTCATGCAATGCTTACAAAAGCACTTGCTGAAAAGCAAGCAGGCGCAAAACCAGACAATGACGGCGACGGTGTTCCACCGTGGGCAGACAAAGATGATAACGATCCAGAAGTTGGCGCTGATGACGAAGAAGTAGCAGAGTATGATGTGCCTAGTAACTTTGAAAACAAGCACAAAGATATTAACAATCTTGGACGCAAAATGATGGACATGAGTTCAAATATGTCAGGAACTGATGATACTAGTTTGATGATGGCAAATGCACTTTCAAGACTTGGCGAGGTATTGGCTGAGTTTGGTGGCAGCGGATTTGCTGCTAACAACATGGGAGACGTTGTCAAGAAATCATCTTTAACTCCAGAGATTGTAAAAATGCTGATGAAAAAAGCAAAAGAAGAAGATTAACAAAATATTCCCCTAACTCAATAGCGCCTCCGGGCGCTATTTTTTTGAATAAATATTGTATGGCAGCATCATTAGACGGCGTCTTAATCAAAAAGGCGAATAGAAAAGAAACATTTACCGAAGAACAAGTTGAAGATCTTCTAGCTTGCATGGATCCTGACAAAGGTTACTTGCATTTTTCACGTAAGTTTGCTTATATACAACACCCAACCAAAGGCAAACTACTGTTTGATCCTTATGAGTATCAGTTGGGATTAATGGATAGTTATCACAGTTTTAGATTTAACATAAACATGATGCCACGTCAAACTGGCAAGACTACATGTGCTGCAATCTATCTAGCATGGTTTGCAATGTTTAATCCAGATCAAACTATACTTATTGCTGCACACAAATATACAGGCGCACAGGAGATTATGTCACGTATACGCTTTGTGTATGAAACTTGTCCAGATCATATTAGAGCAGGTGTTACAAGTTACAACAAAGGCAGTATTGAGTTTGAAAACGGAAGTCGNATNGTNAGTCAAACAACAACNGGCAACACAGGACGTGGTATGTCAATCTCGTTACTATACTGCGACGAGTTTGCATTTGTGCAACCTAACATTGCGGAAGAGTTTTGGACTTCAATATCACCTACACTAGCAACAGGTGGTCGTGCTATCATTACAAGCACACCAAACTCAGACGAAGATACGTTTGCTACTATTTGGAAACAAGCAGAACAAAAGTTTGACGAGTATGGCAACGAACAAGACATAGGCATAAACGGATTTCACTCGTTTATTGCCGAATGGCATGAACATCCAGACAGAGACGAAGAGTGGAAAAAAGAAGAAATAGGACGTATTGGAGAAGAAAAGTTTAGACGTGAATACGGCTGCGAGTTTTTAATCTTTGACGAAACTCTTATTAACAGTATAAAACTTGCTGTAATGGAAGGTGCAAATCCTATTATCAATATGGGTCAAGTACGTTGGTATAAAAAACCTAGTCCAAAAAAATCCTATGTAGTAGCTCTTGACCCAAGTATGGGCACAGGAGGAGACTATGCTGCAATACAGATTATCGAACTCCCTGGGTACGAACAAATAGGAGAATGGCAACACAATACAACTGCTATACCAGGACAGGTTAGAGTACTTGCCGATGTATGCAAATATATTGAAAGTGAAACTAAATCTACTAATAATATATATTGGAGTGTAGAAAACAATGGAATCGGTGAAGCATGTTTACTTGTTATTAATGATTTTGGTGAAGAAAATATTCCTGGGTTGTTTATTAGTGAACCAATGAAAAAAGGACACGTAAGAAAGTTTCGCAAAGGGTTTAACACAACTCATAGCAGTAAAACAACAGCATGTGCTAGACTTAAAACAATGATTGAAAATGATAAACTTACTCTAAATAGTAAAGCATTGATTAGTGAACTAAAAGCATTTATTTCTTCCGGCAGCAGTTTTCAAGCTAAACCAGGACACCATGACGATCTAGTTAGTAGCTTATTATTAACATTGCGAATTATGAGTGTAATGAAGGATTGGGATCCGACTGTATATGAAACATTTAATCAAATTGAAGCAGATGAGAACTATGAAATGCCAATGCCGATCTTTGTTAGTAGCAGTTATTGATAAATAGTATATAATGAGAAACTTAGATACAGTAGCAGAACAACTTTTTAATGAGATTAGAGGACGTTATTCCAGCGTAACCACCGGTGATGCAGAAGGAAATATAACAAGTGCTCCTAGTCTTGCAAGATTTTATGAGTTTGATTTTAAAAGTCAAAACAATAACTTAGGTAAAGTAAGTGTTTCACTTGATGAAAAATCTGGTGTAACTATAATGTATAATAAAGACTTTACAGAAGACGCTGGCGACGAAGAAACCAAAGAATGGTTTAACTTTTTAAAACAAATGAGAATGTTTTCAAAAAAACGTTTATTAAACTTCGAAGTTAGAGATATTAATCGAACTAACTTTACAAAAAGAGATTATGCAAGTATGGCAGTAAATCGCGGAGAAACACAAATGGCAGAGTCTAAAATGTATGGCACTCACAAAACTAGCTTTCAAAAATTTGGAAATGCTAAACTTTCAATAAAACACACAGGTAACATTATCGAAGGCGAAAGTAGAAATAAAAAGATAGGATCTCTTTTTATTGAAAATGCACACGGCGAACGATTTAAATATCCTTTTAAACATCTTAGTGGTGCAAGAGCAATGGCAATACATGTTAGTGAAGGTGGCCATCCATATGATGATTTTGGTAAACATATTACTAGTTTAAGTGAAGAACTTTCCAATCTCCGTAAGTTTAAAACTTATATGGGTCGTAGTAGTGTAATGGCAGAAAGTCTTGCTGAACATATGGGCACAATAAATGAACGTATTGCTACAGTCAAGAAAAGAGTACAAACATTACAAAAACCTACAATGTACAAAGAAGCATTTGAAGAGTTTGTAGTTATTGAAGAATCTGAAGTGCCAGAATCTGTAGCAAATAACTGGATTGATCAACTTACTATCAAACAGTTTAATGAAGATTTAAAAGATGTATTTCCTTACATTTATAAACTAGTAGGCGAAGCAACTGCATCAGAAGACCTGACGTTTGATGATATTATGGCAGAAGCAGATGTGTATCCGCCACGTGGCGATATGGAAATGGATCCATCAAACATGCGTCCACAAGCAAAACCAACAGCTCCAAAAACTAGTATACGTCCACAAGCAAGNCCGCCAGTATTTAAAACTCCTGCACTAGCTCAACAAGCTGCTGAAGAAGAACTAGCTGCNCAACCAGGACAAATGAAACCTAAGTTTGAAAAAGATGTTGATTATACAATCCATCCTATGAGTAATGGATTTACTTATAAGTTAGCACCAACAGTTGATACTGGTGCAAGTCCAACAACACCAGGCGCAACCAGAGGCACAGGCATGAATACCGAATCAGCTATTGATGCAGCATTTGACAAACTTCTAGGACAGTTTTCAGATAACTTTACTGCGCAAGTTGAAGCTAAAGACGGGCAAATCGATCGCAACGGCGACGGCAAAAACGATTGGGAAGATGTAAAACTTGCTCGTATGGCCGCTGCGGCAGCAGCACAAGACGACAATGACGAAGAAACAAAGGAATCAAAAACTCCACTAGGCGAGTTTATCCTAAGCTACTACGATAGGCAACAAGGCGTATTTCCAAAAGGCGAAACGGCTGTATTAACTATGATTGAAAAATCATATGGTGATCAGTATATCAAACCAGCAAGTCAGTTCATAGAACGTCTAGGTCAAGTATTTGAAAAATACCAGGCACGTAAAATGTCAGACTTTACAAGAATTCAGGAGTTAGCTGGTTTAAAATAATCAGCTAACTTCTAATAAAACTTGTCATTTTATACTTGACAAGTCATAACTAACAGTGTAGTATATAAGAGTGCTACACACAAACAGGCACAAGAGCAACATTGGTTGTTCTAACATAGGCATAACATATAGGAGAAAAGGCACTATGGCATCATTAGCAGAAATTCGAGCAAAGCTCAAAGAACAAGAAGCCGGCGCAGGCGGCAACCGTACATCAGGCGGTGACAATGCGATTTACCCATTTTGGAACATGAAAGAAGGCGAACAGGCAACTATTCGTTTCTTGCCAGATGGCAATCAAGACAATACTTTCTTTTGGAAAGAACGTTTGATGATCAAACTTCCTTTTGCAGGAGTTAAAGGCGAAACAGATTCACGCCCTGTACAAGTACAAGTTCCGTGTATGGAAATGTATGGCGAAAGCTGTGCTATTCTAAACGAGGTACGTGGTTGGTTTAAAGACGCAAGTCTAGAAGACATGGGTCGTAAGTACTGGAAAAAGCGTAGCTATATTTTCCAAGGTTTTGTAACTGACGATCCACTTAACGACGAGTCTCCAGAAAATCCAATCCGACGCTTTATTATCGGTCCACAAATCTTCCAACTTATTAAAGCAGCACTAATGGATCCAGATATGGAAGAACTGCCAACAGATTATACTGCTGGCGTTGACTTCCGTCTATCAAAAGGTTCCAAAGGTGGTTATGCCGATTATGGTGCAAGTAACTGGGCACGTCGAGATCGTCCGCTAGGTGATGCAGAGATGGCAGCAGTAAATACACACGGGTTGTTCAATCTAAATGACTTCCTTCCTAAAAAGCCAGATGAAGCTGGTCTTAAGATTCTAACAGAAATGTTTGAAGCGTCAGTAGACGGCGAAGCATATGATGCAGAACGTTGGAGCAACTACTTCCGTCCAAGCGGTATGGCTGCACGTACAGGCGATCCGCAAAAAGCGGCCAGCCCACAAGCAACTGCTACAAGTCAAAGTGCTCCAGTAGCACCGGCACCTGCACCTGCACCAGTAGCTGAAACTACAACTGATACTGGATGGCAAGAACCTACTACACCACCAGCAGCAGAACCAGCAGCAGAACCAGCAGCAGGCGGAGCGCAAGACATCCTTGCAATGATCCGTTCACGTCAAGGTTAATAGCAAATAAAAAGGGTTGCTTTATTACATAGCAACCCTTTTACTTCATTCATTTAATAGGAGATATACATGGCAACTAAGTCATTCGATCCAACGAAGTTTCGCAACTCGTTGACAAAAAGTATTAAAGGCATGAGTGCTGGTTTTAACGATCCAACTGATTGGATTAGTACTGGCAACTATGCACTAAACTATCTACTAAGTGGAGACTTCCGTAAAGGTATTCCTCTTGGTAAAGTAAGTGTATTTGCAGGCGAAAGTGGCGCTGGCAAATCATATATTGTAAGTGGCAACATTGTTAAGTACGCACAAGAGCAAGATATTTTTGTTGTGCTTATTGACACTGAGAATGCACTAGACGAAGCATGGCTACAAGCACTAGGTGTAGATACATCACCTGAAAAGATTCTAAAACTCAATATGGCAATGATTGACGATGTAGGTAAAACTGTAAGTACGTTTATGACAGACCTAAAAGACATGCCTGAAGAAGAACGTCCAAAGGTATTGTTTGTGGTTGATTCGCTTGGTATGCTTATGTCACCAACTGAAGTTAGTCAGTTTGAAGCAGGTGATATGAAAGGCGATTTTGGTCGTAAAGCAAAGGCACTAAAAGCACTTGTTACAAACTGTGTAAACATGTTTGGTAGTTACAATGTAGGTATGTGTGTTACTAACCATACATATGCATCACAGGATATGTTCGACCCAGATGATAAAATCTCAGGTGGTTCGGGCTTTGTGTATGCAAGTTCGATGGTTGTTGCTATGAAGAAACTTAAACTTAAAGTAGATGCAGACGGCAACAAAACATCACAAGTGCATGGTATTAGAGCAGCGTGTAAAGTAATGAAAACACGTTACAACAAACCGTTTGAAGGTGTACAAGTTGAGATTCCTTATTCAACAGGCATGGATCCTTACAGTGGATTATTTGATATGTTTGAAACCAAAGGCTTGTTAGAAAAAGTAGGCAATCGTTACAAGTACATTACTAGTGAAGGTGACGAAATCCTCGAGTTCCGCAAGCGTTGGACAGGCGAACTGCTTGAACGTGTTATTGAAGATCTTCCTGCAAAAGAAGAACAAATGCTAAATATCGCGAAAGCAGAAGAAGAAGCAGCAAAGGCAGCCGAGGATGCTGCACTAGATGCTGAGGAAATAACAGAAGAATATATTGAGGAATAGCAATGAACGAAGAAATAGCAGCTGATTTATGGAACTTGTTTAAAGAATATTTAGATAAAAAACATGTTGAAATGGCAGCCGAACGGTATGTTGATATGCTGGCTGACTATGGAATGGCCGAAGTTCAGTTACAAAGCATGATGGGTAATAGTAAAAGACTTGATGCTGCTATCCAATATTATCTAGAACTAGATCAGGATGAAGATTCTGATGAAGACGAGTGGGATGACTAATGGGATGGTATAGTCGAGTTAGTCGAGACATATCTGAAATACCAGCAGCAATACAACACTTTGAGAACGAGTTGGTAACAGCTCGTTCTGAAGTAAAGTTAAAAGGCAGTATTGAAAAAGCTGCTGCTGAGATGCCAGGCATTGTTGAATATCGCTTTAATCAACTACAAGAAGTTGAAGCTATACTCGAATTCCTTAATATTGAACTACGCAAACTGCGTAGTTCTTTTTTTAGAAAATATCTAGAAAACTATCAGCGAGCATTGTCAAGTCGCGATGTTGAAAAGTATGTTGACGGCGAAGCTGACGTATGCGACTATGAAAAGATTATTAATGAGTTTGCGTTAATACGCAACAAATGGTTAGGTGTTCTAAAAGCACTTGATCAAAAACAATGGCAGATAACTAATATTGTAAAGCTAAGAGTAGTAGGCATGGAAGATGCATCATTGTAAGGAACGTCATGGCATTTAGTAAAGAATACTTAGAACAACTAACAGCACTACACAACAGGTCTGCATTTGGAGGCGGCGATGATATTCCATATGTTGTTTCTAAAATTTTAGAAAATACAGATATTATAAGTGTATTAGACTTTGGTTCTGGTAAGGGTTATACCTCACAAGCAATTACTAAAAAGTTTCCTAATATAAAATTATACACGTATGATCCAGTTACTAGTCCAATCGATTTACCAGAATCAGTTGACATGATTTATAGTAGCGATGTATTAGAACACGTTGAACCAGAATTAATTGACGAAACGCTAGTTGATCTTTTTGATCGAGCATCAAAATATCAGTATCATTTAATTGCGTGCCATCCAGCAAAGAAATTTTTAAATGACGGTCGTAACGCACATCTAATCATCGAAACTCCTAAGTGGTGGAAGAAAAAATTAAAAACATTTGGATGGACTATAGAATACGAAGAAATCACAGAACGATACATCGAACGACTCGGTATTAACGTTATAAAATATATTATAGTATTAAAAAAATGAAACAAGTATACGAATATTGGATGCCTGATACTGATGAACATTTTGAACGTTTGATTGCAAAACGTATTAAAAATGGTGGCCCGGCACAATATCAAGATGATGTACGAGACGAAGCATACAAGTATGTAACTGATTTTGACATTGCAGTAGATGTTGGAGCCAATGTCGGATTATGGGCAAAACCTCTTACTGAAAGATTTAAACGTGTAATAGCATTTGAACCTCTTGAGCAAGTTTATAGTTGTTTAGAAAGTAATGTAGCAGGATTGAACGTAGACATACACAAACATGCATTAGGAAATGTAAACGATGTAGTTGAAATGGTATACGATTCTGAAAACACTGGTGGAAGTTTTGTAAGTAACGTAGGACAGGGTAGTATTAATATCAAACGCCTAGACGAGTTAGATCTTCCTAAGTTTGGCTTATTAAAAATAGACTGCGAACGACATGAACTAGAAGTATTGCAAGGCGCAATGGACACAATATTAAAATATAAACCTATTATTGTATGCGAACAACAAGCTGACACCAATGAATGTGCTGGCATGTATTTAAAATCATTTGGTGCTCGCGAAATAACAAATGTAAGAAAAGACTACATCTTTGGATGGTAATATGAAAATAACAATAGTTACAACATTTGGCGATCAGCATTATAACATGTATGCCAAAAACTTTATGGATAGTTTAAAAAAATATTTGGATCCTGAAATAAATGTATTAATATATACAGATAAAAAATATTTTGAAAACACAGATACATGGAAAAACTATATTCTCGAAGATGAATCTCCTGAACTTGTTGAATTTAAAAAACGCAACAGTCATAGAGTTATTAAAGATGGTACAAAAGGCTGGATATATGATGCTGTTCGATTTAGTCATAAGAGTTATTGTATAATAGATGCAGCTAAAAAAACACAAACCGGACGACTTATTTGGCTCGATGCCGATACTGAAATAGTTGCTCCGTTGACTAAATCTTATTTGAATTCAAAACAACGTGCTAATACATTTGTAAGTTACTTAGGCAGAACTGATCGATATAGCGAAACTGGATTTATAAGCTGGAATATGACCATTCCTTATGCTGCTGATTATTTTAAAAAATGGCAACATTATTATGATACCGATTTAATATATCATTTAAATGCTCAACTCGATTGTCATGTGTTTGACGCTGTTACACATGAATTTTTTCGTACACACAACTTAGTACCAGAAAATATTAGCCCTCCAAAGATAGGCAAGGATCATTTTGATCAGGCATTTAAAGGAATCATGTATCATTATAAAGGCGATGATAAAGAAGATGTTAACACTAATTTTAAAAGACGTCAATACCGATCAAAAAAAGAAAAACTAAAAAATGAAAATAATAGTAACAGGACATAAAGGATTTATTGGCAGTCATTATTATAACTACATCAAAGATAGTTACGATGCAGTTTATCCTTATGATAAGAAAAACGGCATTGCAGATGACCTAAGTAATATCACAGTAGCAAGAAATGCGCCCGACTGCGATGTTGTTGTACACTTGGCAGCAACAAATGGCACAAGATTGTTTTATGAAAATCCAACTGATGTTTGTATCAATAATACATTGCCAACTATAAACTTGATTGAACGCTATAGAAATACAAATACTAAGTTTGTATTTGCAAGCACATGTGAAATATTTAATGGAGCAATAGATGAAGGTTACTACCCTATTCCAACTGATGAGCAAGTACCAGTTATGTTTAACAACATTACGAATCCAAGATGGAGTTATAGCGTTCCGAAAGCTCTCGGCGAAAACCTAGTAGCAAACAGCGGCCTAGATTATCTTATTATACGTTACTTCAATGTATACGGCCCAGGACAGATTGATCATTTTATCAATGAGTTTGTTGAACGTTGCAAAGCAGGCGAATACTATATCAAAGGTAACGACACTAGAAGTTTTTGTTATGTTGATGACGCTGTAAAAATGACACACAGTCTTGTAGAGAATGTCAACAACAAAACTGTGCATGTTGGTAGGAATGAAGAAACTCCTATTGCAAC